AAGAAAAACTAAACCCGAAGATATTTATACTCTTTATGAGTGTCATACAAATTTGAATCTGGAGGGCTTCGAAGACGTTAATCCACAAACCGGAGAACCAACAGATATCAAACTACCCTATGTCGTAACAATCGATGCAGGTAGCCGTACAGTTCTTGCTATTAGAAGGAACTATGCGCCCAACGATCCAACCAAAAAGAAAATCCAATATTTTGTCCATTTCAAATTTCTGCCTGGACTAGGATTTTATGGTTTCGGATTAATACATATGATTGGCGGATTGAGTCGTACCGCAACGGTCGCTCTCCGCCAATTATTAGATGCTGGAACATTATCGAATTTACCAGCCGGATTTAAAATGAGAGGTATTAGAATAAGAGATGATGCTTCTCCACTACAACCAGGAGAATGGAGAGATGTAGATGCTCCTGGTGGAACTTTAAAAGATTCATTTATGAATCTGCCGTATAAAGAACCTTCTCCAGTTCTTATGCAATTACTGGCAACAGTAGTACAGGCAGGTCAAAGATTTGCGTCCATTGCTGATATGCAAGTTGGTGATGGAAACCAAGGCGCTGCAGTTGGAACAACTGTAGCTTTATTGGAAAGAGGCTCTAGAGTTATGAGTGCAATACATAAAAGAGTGTATTCTGCTCTTAAAGAAGAGTTTAAATTACTTGCAAAGATTTTTGCTACTTCTCTACCACCTGAATATCCTTATGATGTTGTAGGTGCACAGAGAACTATCAAAGCAGCCGATTTTGACGCTAGGATAGATATACTTCCTGTTGCAGATCCGAATATATTCTCACAAACACAACGAATAAGTGTAGCTCAAACTGAATTACAGTTAGCTATGTCAAACCCAAAAATGCACAACTTATACGAATGTTATAGAGCGATGTATACGGCTTTAGGAGTTAAAGATATTGATAGAGTCTTACCTCCGCCGCAACCCCCTCAGCCAAAAGATCCAGCACTAGAGCACATTGATGCTATGGCTATGAAACCTTTTCAGGCTTATGTGGGCCAAGATCATAGAGCGCATATTAGTGCACACTTACATTTTATGGCTTTAAATATGGTTAGGAATAATCCTACCGTCATGGCTGCAATGGAAAAAAATATATTAGAACACATTTCATTAATGGCACAAGAACAAGTACAAATGGAATTCAAAGAAGAATTTGCTCAAATAAAACAGATACAGCAAATGATGCAACAGAATCCACAGTCGCAAGAACAACTACAACCAACAATGATAGAATTAACTCAAAAGATAGAAGCTAGAAAAGCTATATTAGTTGCTGAGTTTATGGAAGAATTTATGAAGGAAGAAAAAACTATTACTTCTCAATTTGATCATGATCCATTACTTAAATTAAAAGCAAGAGAAGTTGACTTAAAAGCTATGGATACTGTTAGAAAACAAGAAGAATTAGATCAAAGAAAAACAGTAGAACAAGCTAAAATACTGTCTAGAGAAGGTATTGAAGACGAGAAGCTTGATCAAAACGAAGAATTAGCTATATTAAGAGCTGATACATCTTTAACTAAACAAGAAATGGCAGATGAAAATAAACGTATCATTGCTAGAATGAAAGCTAAAGATGTTAATACTTTAAAAGGTCCAAAATCTTAGGAGGAAAAATGGCAAAAGACAAAGAACCTTTCTACAAAGGAGTTAACCAAAAGCAGTTCTTGAATAAAGACAATTTGCTTAAAGGTGGTAACGAGATTAAAATTCCTGAAGAGATCCCAACTGTAAATAAAGTTGGTGGTCAACGTAGAATGCTTGCTGATAAAAAGTCAAAAGTTAAGTGGTATTAACTTATGGCTTGGTTCGGTTTAGCTAAAATAGCTTTACAGGCTGGAAGTAAAATCTATGCAAATAGACAGCGTACTAAAATGGCGATGTCTGATGCACAATTGATGCATGCACAGAAGATGGCGTCCGGTGAGGAATCTTACCAGGGCAAGCTTTTAGAAGCTCGGCAAAACGACTACAAGGACGAAATTGTCCTTTTAATTTTAACGCTCCCGATAATTGTGCTCGCATATGGGGTATGGTCAAACGATCCGGCGGCGATGGACAAGATAAACGTCTTTTTTGAGCACTTTTCGGCACTGCCAAAATGGTTTACAAATTTATGGATACTTGTATGCGCCAGCATATTTGGTATAAAGGGAACACAAATATTTCGTAATGGAGGAAAAAAATGAGACAGAACGGCGTAAGAAGTGACGTTAGATTTCCATATGCAAGTAGAGCTAAAAAATCTACTGGTGGAAAATCTCAAGGTTACAATGCAAAGTTGGATGAATCATTAGGCGCAAGAGATGGTAAAAAATCTCAAAGCTTTAAGGCTCGAAGAGATGAGTCTAAAGGTATGGAAAAAGCTTCTGGTAACAGAGCTTATTCTGCTGTGTCTACTATGGATAAATCCTAATGGCATACCAGGATAAGAAGATGTTTCCTGCTGGTGTAAAAAAATATTTTTCTTCAAACAAGGATTTATATCCAAGTGGTGGAATTCCTATTTCAGATAAAATAGAAACACATGCTAAACATCATTCAGATAAACATATGAATGTTATGAAAAAAGAAATTAAAAAAGGTGATACTTTTACAAAAGCACATAAAACAGCTATGAATAAAGTAGGTTCATAATGCCAGGTATAGAGATTAGAGGAACAAGCAAAAGAGCCAATTATCGTCATGGAGGAAGAACAGGTTTTAAATCAGGTAGTGATGATAAATGGATTCAGAAAGCAACTAAAAACATGGTAAAAACTAAACCTTGCACAGGCAAGAAGTTTGGAAGTAAAACATGCCCACCAGACTCTAAAAGATACAATTTAGCTAAAACTTTTAAGGCGATGGCGGCAAAAAGAGCATAGTGGAAGAATTATTAAAATTAAAAAGAGAAATTAAAAATACTTTAGCTGCAATCTCATTGGCACTTACTTCGGGTGCAGGGGTTGACAATTTTGAATCTTACAAGTATATGTTAGGACAAATAAACGCGAACGAAGCTATTTTACAGGAAATATCCAACCTGCTTGAAAAAAAGGAGCAATATGAAAAACACACAGGAAACGTCATCGACATCACCGACAGACACACCAAAAAATAAATCAGCATTATTAGATAAATACACAGAAGAATCTTCAAAACTTCCAGTACCAACTGGTTGGAGAATTTTAGTACTTCCTTTTAAAGGAAAGAAAAAAACTAAAGGTGGAATTTTATATTCAGATGAACAAATAGAAAGACAACAACTTGCTACAGTATGTGGAACTGTATTAGCAATGGGTCCTGATTGTTATAAAGATAATGAGAAATTTCCTAGAGGTCCGTGGTGCAAAAAAGGCGATTGGGTAATCTTCGCTAGATATGCCGGATCTAGGTTTAAAATAGAAGGCGGAGAAGTAAGATTACTAAACGATGATGAAATCATCGCAACCATAAAAGACCCAGAGGACATTGTCCATGAGTTTTAACATAGGAGGAAAAAACTATGCCTGACGATAAATCAGAAGCTATAGAAACAAAAGAAGACAAGAGTGTTCCTCTTGATACGACTGGCCCAGGAGCCGATGTTGAATTACCAGAAGAAGTGGTACAACCAGAAGCACCTACGGAAGAAGTTAAAAAGGAACCGACAGAAGAATCAATAAAAGTAGAAGAAATAAAAGAAGAACCAGTAACAACGGAACAAGAACCAGAGAAGAAGGAAGATACACAGCTAGAAGAGTATAGTGATACAGTTCAAAAAAGAATCAGTAAACTAACTCGAAGATATAGAGAAGCTGAGCGTAGAGAAAAAGCTGCGCTTGATTATGCTCAAGGTGCTAAACGTGAAATTGAAATTATTCAAGATAAGTTTAGAACTACCGAAGAGAAATATGACAAAGCTTTCTCAGATAAAGTATCTGAACAATTAAAATCAGCACAAGAAGAATTAGGTCAAGCTATAGAAACTGGCGATGCTGCTAAACAAGTTTTAGCAAATAAAAAAATCGCTGCATTATCTATAGAAGAAGCTAGACTTTCAGCTGCTGAAAAATATCGTGCAGATCTAAAACCTAAGACTCCTGAGGAGCAGGATTATCTTAGACACAGGGAAACACCTTCACAACTTCCAAGACAACAAGCGGCACGGGGAACACCTGATCCGCAAGCTGAAGCTTGGGCAGACAAGAATGAATGGTTTGGTAAAGATAGAGCCATGACATTCACTGCTTTCGAGATTCATAAAGATCTTGTAGAAAAAGAAGGTTTTGACCCTAAATCAGACGAATATTATGAGGAAATAAATAAAAGAATAAAAGTTGACTTCCCTCATAAATTTGCTATAGGTGGTAGTGTAAATACGGCCAGATCGACTCAGATCGTTGCTTCGGCGGACCAATCAGCTCAAAGAAGCATAAAACCAGGCCGCAGAACTGTGAAACTCACGGCTTCACAAGTTGCAATAGCTAAAAAGCTAAACGTGCCACTCGAAGATTATGCGAAACAATTAACCATGAAGGAGGTATAGCATGACAAAAGAAGACAAAAAAACTCCTCTTGCTCACCAAGCTAGGTCAGAATCTGAAAGACCAAAAGTTTGGGTGAACTCATCTCACTTAGATGCACCTAAATGTCCAAGCGGCTATCGACAGCGTTGGATTCGTTATGAAACGATGGGCCAAGATGATACAAAAAACATCACGGCCAAGTTAAGGCAGGGTTGGGAACTCGTAAGAGCTGACTCTTATCCTGATTCTAACTTCCCCGCAGTTGAAGCAGGTAGATATAAAGGTTACATCGGAGTAGGTGGTCTAGTGTTGGCTAGAATACCAGAAGAACTCGCACGTCAACGTGACGCTCATTTTAATAAGCTCACGAAGGACAAACAGGAAGCTGTTGACAACGAGCCTCTGAAGGATCAACATCCAAGTATGCCAATGAGCACTCAAAGGCGTACTACGTATAGTTTCGGTGGTGGCAAAAAAGAATAATTCTTTTCTAAACTTCCCGAATTTTTATTAACCCAGTTTACATGTAAAAATGTGAACAACTAGGAATAGGTAAATACTATGGCAAATCGACAATCTAGTGGATATGGCTTAAGACCAACGAATACGCTGGGAAATACTCCAGCTACTTCTGGCGAGTCAAAATACACTATTGAAGCAGGTGATGCTACAGCTATCTATAATGGTGAACCAGTTCTATTAGTCTGTAACACGGCAGTAGGCACTGGTGGTTATCTTTTAACTGCAGCAGCAGGTACTACAGGTAATCTTATGGGAGTTTTAAATGGTTGCTTCTACAACGCAGCAACTACTTTGAAACCTACTTGGGCAAATTATTATCCAGGTGCCATTACACCAGCAAATAGCGAAAACATTACGGCTTTCGTCAACGACAACCCATTCCAGGAATATCAGATCGCTCTCGGCGCAGCTCTTGCAGATTATACAATAGCTGGTAAAGCGGTTATTTCAGGCTTAGCAATAGCTACAACTACTTCCGGTACTAGTACTGGTGGTAGATCAAATATAACTGCAGACTATGCAACTATATTAGCAACAGCTAAAAACTGGAGAATCTTACGTTCGGCAGAAGATCCTGATAACAATGACTTCTCAGCAGCTTATGCGAATATTATAGTTATGCAAAACTTGAAATATTCTCAGTTTGTTGCGGGAGTATAGGAGCATAGAACATGGCAATATCACGAGCACAGCTAGTTAAAGAACTAGAACCAGGTTTGAATGCACTTTTTGGCCTGGAATACAAACGTTATGAAAACGAAGCAAGTCAGATATTCGACAACGAATCATCTGATAGAGCTTTTGAAGAAGAAGTAATGTTATCTGGTTTCGGTACAGCAGATGTTAAACCTGAAGGTAGCGGCGTTCAATACGACGATGCACAGGAAACATACACTGCTAGATACACTCACGAAACAGTAGCATTAGCATTCGCATTGACAGAAGAAGCTGTTGAAGATAATCTCTACGACAGAATCTCTTCTAGATATACAAAAGCTTTAGCACGTTCAATGGCAACATCAAAACAAGTGAAAGGTGCAGCAGTACTTAACAATGCATTCGCAACTTCCGGCTATGACGGAGGTGACGGTGAATCATTATGCGGTAACGCTCATCCTACACTTAACGGTAATCAGACAAACATACCGACTACAAATGCAGATTTATCTGAAACATCTTTAGAGCAAGCTTTAATTGATATCGCTTCTTTACAAGATGAAAGAGGATTAAAAATTGCAGCTCAAGGAATGAAAATGGTCATCCCTAAAGAATTGCAATTTACTGCTGAGAGAATAATGAAATCTCAAGGTAGAACTGGTACAGCTGATAACGATATCAATGCACTTAAAAGCATGGGAATGGTTCCACAAGGTTTTGTGGTTAATCATTACTTAGCTGATACAGATGCTTGGTTTATTAAAACTGATGTTCCAAATGGAATGAAGCACTTTGTTAGAGCACCATTAAAAACAGCTATGGAAGGCGACTTCGATACTGGCAATGTTAGATACAAAGCAAGAGAAAGATACAGCTTCGGCTGGTCTGACTGGCGTGGCGTATACGGCAATGCAGGTGCATAATAACACTTAAAAAAAATTAAAAGGGGCGGCTTGACTGCCCCTTTTTTTATGTTATAAAGAAATTATATAAAGAAAGTTAGATGAAAAAATTCCTCATAAATATCTGGGCATACGATTATCACGCTAAATTTGAAATTTTAGCGGAGGATAATGCTCTTTCCGTTGAAAAATCAATCCTTGACAAGCTAGGAGAAAAGAGTATAAAAT